CCGGTGCTCTACGAGTTTCCGGAAGAGATGCAGAAGGACGCCGCGGTCTGGCGCGACCCGAAGAACTGGGCGATGGTCACGCCGAACCTCGGCAAGTCCGTGCAGTTGCATTCGCTGGTCGACGGCATGAAGGACGCCGAGCAGACGAACGAAGCCGAGCTCCGCGCATGGGCGTCGCAGCACCTGAACGTGCAGATCGGCATCGCGCTCAAGGGCGACTCTTGGGCCGGATCACTGTTCTGGGAGCAGCGCGGCGATCGATCATTGACCCTCGAAGGCTTGCTCGCACGTTGCGAGGTGGTCTGCGCCGGGATAGACGGCGGTGGTCTGGACGACATGCTGGCGTTGTCCTTCATTGGCCGCGAGGTCAAGACCGGGACGTGGCTGCATTGGGCGCATGCGTGGCTTCACCCGATCGCATTGGAGCGGCGCAAGAAGAACAAGACGATCTACGAGGGATTCGATGCGGACGGCGATCTGACCATCGTCAAGGAAATCGGCCAGGACGTCGAGCAGCTTGCGGACTACGTGAAACGGGTCGACAAGTCTGGCCTGCTTGAGCGCATCGGCGTTGACCAAGCTGGCATCGATTCGGTCGTGAAGGCGATCTATGACCGCAAGGTCGCGCGGCAGATCAACGATCAGGACCGCATCATCGCGATCCCGCAGGGCTGGCGCATGACGTCGAGCATCACGAATGCGGAGCGCAAGCTCGCGCAGGAAGGTGCATTCATCCATGGCGGCACGCGCCTCATGGCGTGGTGCGTGAGCAATGCGAAAGTAGAGCCAAAGGGGAACGCGGTGATCATCACGAAGCAGCAGTCAGGGTCCGCCAAGATCGACCCGGTGCTGGCGACGCTCAACGCGTCCGCGCTGATGTCACTGAACCCTGCGGCAGCGCGCCGCAAGATCCACATGTTCTCGGTTGGCTGATATGGCCTGTAAGTGGTGCATTGCGCGCCAACGCGGAATTGTTCGACTGCTCTGCAAGAGACCTAATTCGAAGTGGTGCCAGCGCGCTGTTGCGCGACTTGAGCGCATGCTGAAACCGGAGACGAAGTGATGGAACAGCAAGTCCGCGCCTACTCGGCGTTCCAAGTGAAGGCCGTCGATGCGCAGAAGCGTACCTTCTCCGGTTGGGCGACAACGCCCGCCACGGATCGCGTCGGCGACACAATCAACCCGCTCGGGGTGACGTTCGAAAAATCGATCGTGCTGCTCCACCAGCACAACCACGATGAGCCGATCGGCCGCGCAATGCTTAGCAAGCCGACGGCCAAAGGCATCCAGTTCGATGCGTCGATTCCAAAGGTGCTGGAACCCGGCTCGCTGCAGGACCGTTGCGATACCGCATGGGGTGAGATCCAGTACGACATCGTTCGCGCGGTCAGCATCGGATTCAAGCCGATCAAATACGCCTTCAAGGATGACGGCGGCATCGAATATCAAGAGATCGAAATCTATGAGCTGAGCACGGTCTCCGTGCCGGCTCTGCCGCAGGCCGTGATCACCTCCGTCAAATCGATGGATGGTCGCCGCCTGTCGGCCGACGTGGTGCGCCTCATCCGCAACGCTGATTCAAGCGGCGTGGTGAAGCTCATCGCACCGAAGAGTTCCGGAGCCATTCGGCTCACGAAATAGCCGCCTTCGCGCGGCATCCAGCGTAGTTCGCTGACCACGCCCCGAGCTTCGTCTCGCCGGGCCGGGTCAGGCGTGCATGCGCCTGCAGGAAACCATAAGTGAAAACACTTGCCGAGCATATCGCCTCGCTTGAGGCGACGCGTGCGGAGAAGACCGCGCGCATGAAGGACATCCACAAGGCATCCGTCGAGGGTGCCCGCACGATGGATGAGGCCGAGTCGAAGGAGTTCGAAGACCTCAAGGGCGAAATCAAGGCGATCGATACCGATCTGGCCCGCACGAAAGACCTGGAAGCGATCGACAAGGCCACGGCCGCGCCGGTCGACGACAAGAGCAAGAACACTGTCGTGAAGGGCGTCGAACACGTCGGCACCAGCGACCTGCGTCTGCGCGAAGTCGAGAAGCTGGAGCCGGGTATCGCGATGGCGCGGTATGCCATGTGCCTGATGGCCGCGAAGGGCGATCATAGCAAGGCGTTCCGTCTGGCCGAACGTCACTACCCGCGCACCGAGTCGATCGTCAAGACGCTCAAGGCGCAGGCCGAAGGCGCCGATCTGGCGGAGATGATCAAGATCAAGACGGCGATCCCGGCCGGCACGACCACGGATTCGACGTGGGCGCAGCCGCTGGCCTACGCCAATCTGTTCTCAGGTGATTTCATCGCCTATCTGCGCCCGCGCACGCTGATCGGTCAGGCGAATTTCCGCCCGATCCCGTTCAACGTGAAGATCAACGGCCAGACGTCCGGTGGGACCGCGAACTGGGTGGGCCAGGGCAAGGCCAAGCCGGTCACGAAGTTCGACTTCAATCAGACGACCGTGCCCTTCAGCAAGGTTGCGGCAATTGCGGTTCTGTCGCGCGAGCTGGCTCGCTTCTCCGACCCCGCGGCCGAAACGCTGGTGCGCGACTCGCTGGCCGATTGCGTGATCGCGAAAATCGATGGCGACCTGTTCGATCCGGATGCGGCCGCGGTGGCGAACGTGTCGCCGGCTGGCCTGCTCAATGGCGTCAACCCGGTCTCGGGTCCGCCGAAGAGTGGCGTGGACGAAGACGACATCCGCTGCGCGCTGCTCAACCTGTGGGTGCCGTGGGACTCGACCTTCATGGGCGCGCGTCCGGCGTACTACACAACGCCTGCAGTCGCCCGCTACCTCGCTTTCCTGCGCAATGCGTTCGGTCAGCCTGCGTTCCCAGGCGTCACCGTCAACGGCGGCACGCTGGAAGGCGTCCCGCTGCGTACCTCGCAGTACATCGCGAACAACGGCGGTTCCGGCGGCGCCCCGTTCATCCTGGTCGATGAGGCCGAGATCTATCTGGCCGATGACGGCTCGGTGACGCTCGATGCGTCGGAAGAGGCTTCGCTGGAAATGAGCGATGCGCCGGCACACAACTCCAGCACGCCGACCGCGGCACAGCTGGTGTCCATGTGGCAGACGAACTCGACCGCGTTCAGAGCGGAACGCTTCATCTGGTGGGGTCCGCGTCGCAGCGGCGCCATCCAGTGGATCGACGGTTTCCCGAGCGCCTGCTGATCAACCTGAAAGTTCTGACGGGGCCCCACCTTGGGGCCTCGTTTTTCTCGGAGAGAGAAATGATCGTTTCACCCATCGGCAAGAAGTTCGGCAAATATCGCCCGGGCGACGAATTCAGTTTTCCTGATGCCGCGGCTCGCATCATGATCAAGGTCGGCAAGCTGCGCGAGGTCGGTACGACAGCCGCGCTTGTCGCCAAGGCGCCGGCGAAGCGAGCACCATCGAAGCGGACGTACAAGCGTCGCGACATGCAGGCCGAGAGCTGATCGAATGCGCTTCCTGCTGGAAATCTCGCGCGGCAAGAAGAGCGCGAGCGACCTTGTGACACATGTGCCGCGCACTGGGTTCGGTGGCTGGCGTCGCATCTTCGAATCTTTCAGCGGTGCGTGGCAGAAGAATGTCGAGTGCACCCAGGCCGAGCTGCTCACGTACCCCACGCTTTACGCCTGTGTCATGCGCATCGTCACGGACATGGGAAAACTGCCGTTTTGCCTCAAGCAACAGGGCGATAACGGCATCTGGCAAGCGTATGACGCTGGCCCGTTGTGGCCGGTCCTGCGCAAGCCAAACGATTACCAGACAGCGCAGCAGTTCCGCGAGCAGTGGACGCTCTCGAAAATCACGCAGGGCAACGCCTACGCGCTCAAGCGCCGCGATGTTCGTGGAGTTGTCACTGACCTGTACATCCTCGACCCGTCCCGCGTCATGCCGATGGTCACGCAGTCCGGCGCGGTGTACTACCAGCTGATGACGGACCCACTGAATACGCTTCCGACCGGCTATCCGGCGGACAAGCTAATCGTGCCGGCGTCGGAAATTATTCACGACCGTTGCATCTGCCTGCATCATCCCCTGATTGGCGTGCCGCCGGTATGCGCCGCCTACTGGCCGGCGGTGAAGAACCTCAAGATTCTGATGAGCTCCGCGCAGTTTTTTTCGAACAATGCGCAGCCTGGCGGCATCCTCACCGCGCCGGCCGGCATGAGCGACGACGACGCGAAGCTCATCCAGCAGCACTGGCAGGAAAAATACAGCGGCGAAAACTCCGGCAAGGTCGCTGTGATCGGCGCCGACATGAAGTTCACCTCGTTTGCGATGAACAATGCCGACTCGCAGCTTGTCGAGCAGATGCGTTACTCGGACGAGCAGATCTGCCAGCCCTTCGGCATTCCCCCATTCAAGATCGGTATCGGTTCAATTCCTGCCGGCCTGTCGGTCGATTCGATCAACCTCCTATATCAGGACGGTGCGCTTTCCACACACATTGAGGCGATGGAAAACCTGCTCGACGAAGGTCTGGGTCTTGGCACTGGCGCAAACGCGAAGCTTGGCATCTGGCTCGATACGATGCCGCTCCTGCGCATGGACGTCGGCAAGCAGGCGGACGTCGAGGTGAAGTTGGTCGGCGGCAAGATCAAGACGCCGGACGAGGGGCGTGCCTGCTTCAACTTGGCGCCCACGGGTGGCGGTTCGACCCTGTGGGGTCAGCAGCAGGACTATCCGCTCGGCATGCTCGCTGATCGCGCCGAGTGGGATCCGCAGATGCAGCCCCCTGCGCCGACACCAGCGCCAGCGCCGCCAGCAGACTATTCAACGGCAGAAGAACAGGCCCGGCGAGTGAGCGCCGAGCTATTCCTTTTCAAGATGGCCAAAGCTGCCCGCGAGGATCTCAATGCTCGACCCCATTGAATTTGGCAAGGCCATGGCCGAGATCGTGCGCGAGCACACCGCGCCGCTGCTCAAGCGCATCGAGGAATTGGAGGCGCGACAGCCCCAACGCGGTGAGAAAGGCGAGCGTGGCGAAAAGGGTGATCCTGGTGTCGGCGAGAAAGGCGAAAAAGGCGACGCCGGAGACAAGGGCATCCAGGGTGAGAAAGGCGACCGCGGCAATGACGCCGAGCAGATCGACATCAAGGAAGTGGTCGCAGAGCTACTCGTGGCGCCTGAGATCAAGACGCTGGTCGATCTGCATGTCGCCGAGTCGGTGCAGAAGCACTTCGACTTGAATCCTGTTCGCCACGGCAAAGATGGCGATCCCGGCAAGGACGCGAGTGACGTGCAAATTGAAGCCGCAGTGGCCAAGCATCTGAAGGACAATCCGCCAGCGAAGGGCGAGCCCGGCAAAGACGGCCGCGGCGCCGCCGGCGCGCTGATCGATCGCGACGGTGAGCTGGCGCTCACGATGACGGACGGTGCGGTCATCAAACTCGGTCCGGTCGTCGGCCGCAACGGCGATCCAGGCCAGAATGGCAAGGACGGGCTCAGCGTCGAATCGCTCGAGCGCGAATACCTGCCGGACACGCACGAGATCGTCGAGCGCTGGACAGGCGCAGGCCAGACGAAGGAACTGCGCTATCCCGCAGGCGGAATTCGCGACGCTGGCTACTGGCGTCCCGGTACGAAGGCGCTCGCCGGCGAGGCAATGACAGAGGACGGCACACTGTGGATCGCACTGCGCGACACGACGGAGAAGCCGTCCACGCAGAGCAAAGACTGGCGCATCGGCGCGCGCAAGGGGCGCGACGGGACCAACGGCAAGAACGGCCGCGACCTTGGCCCTGCGCCGCCGGTAAAGCTCGGAGCAGGCAATGCTTGAGCTGGTAACCCAGGCCGAAGCAATCGCGCAGATTCGCGGCGACACGACTGCGGACGGTCCGTGGGTTGATACGTGGCTGCCGATCGTCACGAACGCTGTTGCGCTGTGGCTGAAGGACGCTTGGCGCCTATACGTCCCGGAGCTTGACAGCTCCGGCGAGGTTGCGCGCGATTCGTCCGGAGCCACGATTCCGGCTGAAGACTCGAATGGCCTGATCGTGCAGCCAGTCGTGAAGGGCGCGATTCTGCTCGAACTGGCGAGCATGTTCCGATTCCGCGAAGGCGAGGGGAAGGACAACGAGGTGGCGCAATGGCATGGCTATGGCTATGTCCTGAACAAGGCGTCGACCGCGTTGCTGGCACCCCTCAGAAAATCGACCGTGTCGTAATGGCCCTCGCCGCAGGTCGCCTGCGCCATATGGTGCGCATCGAGCAACAGGTCCAGATCAAGAATTCGTTCGGCGAGACGTCGACCGAATGGGAAGCCATCCGCGATGAACTCTTTCCGTGCGAGATTCGTCCGCAGAACTCGCGCGAGTTGCTTGCGAGTCAGCAGGTCAGTTCGGAGTCAACCACAATGATCGTGATGCGCTACAACGCCTCGATCAAGGCGAGTATGCGCGCGGTGGAAGTGTTCAACGGCGCGGATGGCACCATCTACAACCTGTCGCCGCCGATCCGTGATCCGGAATCCGGTCGCGAGTGGATGCAGATTCCGGCCACGGCGCTGCTCAACGCGGGCTGAGGTGCGCGCGTATCTGAATCTCCGGTTCACCGTGCCGGAGAGGCGAGTGATGTTCACCGAAGGTCTGCGCCGACTCGGCTACGCGGTCGTCGATGGAATGACGCATGCGCCAGAGCGCGGCGACATCTTAGTGACCTGGAACCGGATTCACGAAGGCGACACCGTGGCGCGCATCTTCACGGAGCGCGGCAACGCGGTGCTGGTGACAGAGAACGCGAGCTGGGGGAACACCTTCGCCGGCCGCGAGTGGTACACGCTGGCGAGGGATTATCACAATGTCGCGGGGAAGTTTCCGGATCTTGGTCCTGACCGCTTCGATTCGCTCGGCATTGAACTTGAGCCGTGGCGGACTGAGGGCGAGACCGTTGTTCTTGCGTCACGCGGGATAGGTCCGGGCGCATACCGCATGCCTGGTAACTGGCCTGCGCAGCAGCGAGGCCGCATCCGGCTGCATCCTGGTCGAGGCGTCGCCAAGCCGCTACGCGAAGACCTTGCGCAGTGCGGACGCGTCATCACCTGGGGCAGCGGCGCGGCGGTGCTGGCGCTGATGTGGGGCATCCCAGTGGAATCGCACCAGCGCGAATGGATTGCGGCTCAGGACAACACGGACGCCGGCAGGCTTGCGATGTTCCGCAGGCTCGCGCATGCGCAGGCAACACACGGGGAAATCAGGTCGGGCGACGCATTCGCCCGCTTACTCACGGCAAGGTGAGAGAAATGAAAGAGAAAGCCTGCGAAGAATGCAAATTCTTCGAAACTGGATTTTGTAAGCGGTTCCCTCCAACATTCACTGGGCCGCGAACACAGTTTCCGAGCGTCCAGTCATATGACTGGTGCGGTGAGTTCGATAGAGCATTGGTCGTCAATGAGCGGCGTTTGCGCTTCTCAATGGATGAAGCCGCGTGAAAATCCTTTTCACCGGTCGCGGCACTTCCGGCAGCTGGCGCATTCGCGGCGCACAACTCGCTGCAGCGCTCGGTG